GCTGATTTAATTATCAATGGAGATTTTCATACATATAATATGGAAGCGGCGGGTTTAAAATCTAGAGAATTAAGTAAGACAATGTTTTATGCTTTACTTTATGGTAGCTCATTTAAAAGACTATCTGAAATACTTGATTGTCCTATAGCTGAAGCTAAAAATATATTAGATAGATTTTATAGACAGCTTCCTTTTTTAAAACAAATTAAAATAGATATAATAGAAAAAATAGAAGCATACGGAGTTCTAAGAGCATTAGATCAAAGAATACTAACTGTAAGAAGTAATCACGCAACTTTAAATACTTTAATACAATCTTGTGGTGCAATTATAATGAAGAAAGCATTAACAATATTATGGGACAATTTAAAAGGTAAAGATGCTTGGGTAGTAGCAACTATTCACGATGAATTTCAAATAGAAGCAAAAAAAGAAGAAGCAGAATTTGTAGGTCAATTAGCGGTAGATAGCATAAAGAAAGCGGGAGAACATTTTAAACTTAGAGTACCTATTAGTGCCAGTTTCCGTGTGGGAAACAACTGGTCGGAAACTCACTAACAAAGAAAGAAAACAATGCAAGTAATATTAGTATTAACTGATGTAGGAGATGATAAGATTGCTTATTCTCTCTTTGAAGCAAAAGGAGATAGAGAAACTGCTTATCAAGTGTCGATAAGCCCATCTGTTCAAATAGGAGCTATTCTAGGTTCTTTTTTAAAGACAATAGAAACTTTTACAGAAGATTTTGGTAAAATAGCAATATCAGAAGAAGTTAAATCTAAATACCCAGAATCAGATTGGAGAGCTAAATTTTTAAAATCAGATAGCACAGTAATACAATTAGATTTATCTAAACTAAAACCAAAAGGAACTTCATAATATGAGTACATTAATAGTAGATGCAGATATAGTTGCTTATAAATTATCATCTGTATCAGAAAAACCAATACGTTGGGACAATGGTGTTTGGACTTTACACTCAGATGAAGATGAGTGTGTAGTTATGATTAAAAATTATTTTGATAGCTTAAAAGAACAAACTGAATGTACTAAAATAATTTGTGCTTTTTCAGATAAAAATAATTTTAGAACTTCTATTTTACCAGATTATAAATTAAATAGAATTAATACCAGAAAACCTTTAACTTTAAAATTTTGTAAAGATTATATTTATAAACACTATAATGGTTATAGTAAACCTAATTTAGAAGCTGATGATATATTAGGAATACTTGGTACTACGGATATTATAAAAGGTGCTAAAATTATATGTTCAGAAGATAAAGATTTAAACCAAGTTGAAGGACTACACTACAATCCAGCTAATAAAGAATTTTATAGAATTAGCCCACAACAAGCTGATTATAATTTTTATTTCCAAGTTTTAACTGGAGATCAATCAGATAATTATAAAGGTTGTCCAAGCGTAGGTGCTGTTAAGGCTGCTAGAGTTTTAGCTAGTTCTAAAAATTATTGGCAATCAGTAGTTGAAACTTATATAGAAAATAAACTAACAGAAGAAGATGCTTTAATACAAGCTAGAGTAGCTAAGATATTAAAGAAGAAAGATTATAATTTTAAATTAAAAAAAATAATATTATGGTCTCCTCTAATTAAACAAAAACCAAAGGGTATTAAAATTACTCATTCAGAGCAAGAAGAAGAAGCTACTGTGTTTGGGACAAGGATATAAATATGTCTTCAAATTATTTTAATCCTACTTTAAAAGGTGCTTTAGCTGAATTAGCCGTAGCTTGTAAGTTCTTAAAAAAAGGTTATTATGTTTCTAGACCACTAGACCCATCTTGTCCTTTTGATTTAGTTATTACAGATAAAAAAGGTGTGAATTATTTAATAGATGTTAAATCTATTTCATATAGAAAAAAAGATAAAAGTATAATAAATAGATGTTTGACAACACTACAGAAACAACTTAAAATTAGACTTTACTTTACTAATATTAATGGTCTTAGTATACGAGAAATAAAAAATATTAAAAATGACAAATAAAACATTCTTTAAACAGATAGGTGGTTCTCATTATAAAACAATGAAAATACAACCATCTATTTTTATAAATGAAAATAAATTAATGTTTGCAGAAGGTAATGCTATTAAATATATTTGTAGGCATAAACTTAAAGGTAAGAAAGAAGATATATTAAAAGCTATACACTACTTAGAAATGGTGCTAGATAGGGATTATAATGACCAAAAATAACTATGAAATAAAAGCAAAAGAATATTTGTTTTTGTCTCAAAATACAAAAGAACCTACCTTAGCTACACACTATTATACTATGTATATTGAAACCTTAATAAAAGGTGATTTAGTTGCTATAGAAGAAGAAAAAACTATTGGTGAGTTAAATAAAAATAAAATCCCAGATAACAAGACTTTTGGAAGACATAAAGATGAGTGAAATGCACAAGTGGAAGAAAACAACTTACTTGACTATTAAGGCTAAAGTTAATGATACTTTCTTTGCTAAAACACCAGATTTAAGAGATTCTAGTGAATACCCATTTTCAACTGATGCCAAAGTAAAAATAATGGAAACAAAATTTGATAGACACACTATTGAAATGGACACCAATTTAGATAAACCCACCCCTAAAAATGATAACCCACCCTATTAGTTGCCCTCTTGGAACAACCTATGTTTGTTAATAAAGAATTAATACTACACTTAGATCAACTTTTCCCAAATAAAGTACCAGATATTACTGAAAATGAAAGACAAATTTGGTTTAAAGCTGGTCAAGCTAGTGTCGTAGTATACCTAAAACAATTAGAAGAAGACCAAAATAACAATATATTAGATTTAACATTAATAAAGAAAGATAAATAATTATGTGTTTTTCACAACCTAAAGCCCCACCACCACCACCAGTACCAGCTCCCCCAGCTACAGAAGTAAACGCTAGTCAAGCTACTATTCGTGAAAAAGCCCCACAAGCACCAGCTTCTGCTTCTTCAACACCCCTAAGTGTAAGTAAAAAACGAGGAAAAGCAGCTTTAAAAATAGATTTAGACCAATCTAATTTGTATGGCGGTGGCTCTGGTGTTAATATCCCTTAATAGTACAAAATAAAATATGTTACAAACCCAAACAGCAAAATCTCGTTATTCTAAGCTAGAAACAATACGTCAACCTTATTTAGATAGAGCTAGAGATAGTGCAGAGTTTACAATACCTTCTTTAATAACTAGAGACGGTTATGGAAGTTCTACAAAACTATATACCCCATATCAAGGAATAGGTGCTAGAGGTTTAAATAATTTAGCTAGTAAATTGCTAATAGCTTTACTACCTCCTAATCAACCTTTCTTTAGATTGTCTTTAGATGAGTTTACAATTCAAAAACTTACTCAACAAAAAGGTATGCAGGGCGAGTTTGAGAAAGCTATGGGTTCAATAGAACGTGTAGTAATGAATGAAATAGAAGTTAATAATTTTAGAACTTCTGTATTTGAAGCACTAAGACAATTAATAGTTTCAGGAAACGTATTACTATATATAACACCAGAGTTAAATACTAAAGTATATAAATTAGATGAGTATGTAATTAAAAGAGATTCAGTAGGTAATGTTATAGAAATTATTACAAAAGATGTAACAAGTCTTTCAGCTGTTTCTGAAGAAATTAAAGATTTATGTTACGAAGAAAACAGTACAGAAAATTATCAAGATAAACAAGTTTCTATCTTCACGAGAGTGATTAGATCAGAAAATAAAAGGTGGCTTGTGCAACAAGAGGTTAATGATAAAATCATACCTAGCTCCATTGGAACTTATCCATTAGACAAGTCACCTTTCATTCCTTTGAGATATACACTAACAAATGAAGATTACGGTAGAGGTTTCGTAGAAGAATATATTGGAGATTTAAGATCGCTGGAGGCTTTATATAGAGCTGTAGTAGAAGGTAGTGCTGCCGCTTCTAAAGTTTTATTTTTAGTAAAACCAAATGGCACAACTAGAATTAAAACTTTATCTGAAAGCCCTAACGGTGCAATAAGAGAAGGTGATGCTAATGATGTAACTACTTTGCAGATGAATAAATCTGCTGACTTTTCTATTACTTTCCAAACAATTAAAACTATAGAAGAAAGATTAACTTATTCATTTATGTTAATGAATAGTGTTCAAAGACAAGCTGATAGAGTTACAGCTACAGAAATAAGATTGTTAGCTGACGCATTGAATGATAGTGTATCTGGTCTATACTCTTTATTATCACAAGAATTACAGTTACCTTTAATTTCCCGTTTGATGTATCAAATGGAAAAAAGTAAAAGATTACCAACATTACCTAAAAATAGTATAAAAGTAAAAATAGTTACTGGGTTAGAAGCACTAGGTCGTTCTTCTGATTTACAAAGATTAAATACTTTTATTCAACAATTAACTCCATTTGCACAAGAATTATTTAAGTATGTTAATTTTGATGAGTATGTTAAGAGAGTAGGAACTTCATTGGGGATTGATATGGCGGGTTTAATTAAATCACCAGACCAATTACAAATGGAAGAACAGGCTTCTCAACAACAAGCCATGATGGAACAAGCAACACCAGTATTAGCTAAAGAAGGTGCTGGAATTGTTAGAGATAGTTTTAAAGCTAGGGGAGAACAACAACAACAAGAACAACTACAAGGACAATAATATATGGGTGAAACAACTACAATAAACATAACTCCTGAAACAAACGTTGAAACACAAGAGTACAGAGATAGTATGGTTCAAAAAATTGACCAAGCTAACGCTGTTCCACAACCAGTTTTACAACCTGAAGCAACTGAAGTAGAAACTAAACAAGAAAAAATACTTGGTAAATTTAATTCACAAGAAGATTTAATTAAATCTTATCAAGAATTAGAAAAGAAACTTTCTACTAATACTTCTGCCCCAAAAACAGAAAATAAAAATCCTCTACAAGCACAAGCAAAAACAGAACAACCATCAGTTATTAGTTCTGTATTCCAAACTGCTGAACAAGAGTTTAATGAAACAGGTCAACTAAGTGATACAACTTTGTCTTCACTAGAAAAATCTGGTCTTCCTAAACAATACGTAGATAATTATTTAAAAGGATTAGAAGCTCTTGGAGAACAATTCCAAAGCAAAGCATATTCAATCACTAATGGAGAAGAACAATACAAATCCATGATTGATTGGGTTTCTAATAATTTAACTGAAGATGAAGTTGATGCTTTCAATAGAGGAGTTGCAAGCGACGACGCTACTGCTTTATTTACTATTAGAGGAATGAACGCTAGATATAGAGTAGAAAGTAAAGAACCTAAAATAAGTTTAGGTCAATCATCTTCTTCAAATTCAACTGGAGAAAGATACGAAAGTGTGTCTCAATTAAAAGAAGATATGAAAAATCCTCTTTACCAAAAAGACCCAGCTTTCAGACAAAAAGTTGAATTAAAATTATCTAGATCAAATATTTTATAGAAATTCTTTTGGGTTAATTAGTTAGACCCGACTGATGTTAACGCTTACCTAAAGTCTTAACCGTCCTGAGGGACGACAATTTTGTTACCTAAATAAGCTGTTTTTAAATTTAACTAAGCAACTTAACTTATAAGAAAGGGAAATAAAATGGCAAATTTTACTCCTTCGTATATAGGTCAGGCTGCTGGTGCAGGCGATCAAAATGCTCTTTTCCTGAAATTATTTTCAGGTGAGACTTTGACTGCTTTTGAAACAGCAAATACTGCCCTAGACAGAACTATGGTTCGTACTATAGCTAACGGTAAGTCAGCAACATTTCCAGTATTTGGAAAAGCGTCTGCTGCATACCACGCTGCTGGTACTGAACTAACTGGTTCAACAATAAATGGTAATGAAAGAATTGTATCAATTCAAGATTTACTAGTGTCTCACGTGTTTATAGCTTCTATTGAAGAAGCTAAATCATCTTGGGAAGTTAGAAGCATCTACGCCAAAGAAATTGGTATTGCTCTAGCTAATCAAATGGACAAACACATCTACCAAATGTTAGTGAAAAATGCTAGAGAGTCTGCCGCTGTTCCACAAGCTGCTGGACAAACTATAACTGACGCTGACTTTAACACAAACGGTGCTTCTGCTGCCGCATCAATTTATGCTGCCGCAAGATTACTAGACGAAGCTAACGTTCCATCAGAAGACAGATATGCCGCTGTATCGCCACAAGCGTACTACAGTATGGTTTCTGACACTACTGCAGCCGTAATCAATAGAGATTTCGGTGGTTCGGGAAGTTATGCCGACGGTAAAGTATTAAAAATTGCTGGAATTGAAATTGTGAAAACAAATCAATTACCATCA